ATGGCGAAGGCGGAGTTTCGCCGTCTCGAAAAGAGGACGCACAAGCATAAACTTCGCTTGGAGCGCCTGAGCCTTCTGCAAGCAAAGGCCGCAAGCGCTACGCGCCGTTTGATCGATGATATGGACGGTGCGGCAATCTGCGTTCCGGTGCAGGCCATACCGCCGGTGGAGGACGTCAACCGTGATGCACCTGCCCAAGACGAACAAATGCCGGATGCCGATTTGAATGCGGATGCCGCCGGAGCGGAAAGATCGGCTGAGGCTTCCGAAAAACCGGGCCAAGCCCTTCAGTCATGCGGCGGCATCGATGGCTCGTCTGCGGCGACTTCGAGCGTAGCAGATGCCGGCCGTCTTGCGCGGTTTCGCAATCTCGTCGTGTATGCCCGGGACTGGTCGCAAATGGGCCGCGACGAACAAAGGCCGCCCGCCAGCGACTGGCGGGTCTGGCTTCTGATGGGCGGGCGCGGCTCCGGCAAAACGCGGGCGGGCGCCGAATGGGTGCAGGAGCTGGCGGCCGGCAAGGCGGCGCGGCCGGGACTGCGGATTGCATTGGTGGCCGAGACGCTGGGTGACGCCCGCGAGGTGATGATCGATGGGGTGTCCGGTATCTGCCGGATTGCCCGGAAGAACCGCCCGGATTTCGAGGCGTCGCGGCGCAGGCTGATCTGGCCGAACGGCACGGTGGCGCAGATTTTTTCCTCGGAAGATCCCGAAAGCCTGCGCGGGCCGCAATTCGATTACGCCTGGTGCGATGAACTGGGCAAATGGAAACATGGGCAGGAGACCTGGGACATGCTGCAGTTTGCGCTGCGGCTTGGGGATTGTCCACGCGCCTTGGTGACGACGACGCCAAGACCGGTGCCGGTGCTGAAGGCGCTGATTGCCGATCCGGGTACCACGGTGTGCCGGATCCGCACCAGCGACAATACCGCCAATCTGGCGCCGGGGTTTCTTGCAGCGATGAGCGGCCGCTATGGCGGCACGCGGCTGGGACGGCAGGAACTGGACGGCGAGATGATCGAGGATCGCGAGGACGCGCTCTGGTCGCGCGCCGGGATCGAGGCGCTGAAACTGCGCGATGCCGGGCCGCTTGGCCGCATCGTCGTGGCGGTCGATCCGCCGGCGGGCATGGGAGAGGGCTCTTGCTGCGGCATCATTGTCGCGGGGCTGGACAGGACCGGGCGCGGTGTCGTGATGGCCGACTGTTCGGTCGAGGGCGCAAGCCCGGCCGGATGGGCGAATGCGGTGGTGCGCGCTTTCAGGCGTTTCGATGCGGACCGGATCGTTGCCGAGGTCAACCAGGGCGGCGACATGGTGTCGGCCGTGCTGCGTGGCATCGATGCGCAGCTACCCGTGATGTCCGTCCGGGCCTCACGCGGAAAATGGCTCCGGGCGGAACCGGTGGCAGCGCTCTACGAGCAGGGCCGGGTGGTGCATGCCGGATCGTTTCCGGCATTGGAGGACCAGATGTGCGATTTCGGGCCGGACGGATTGTCGTCCGGACGCTCGCCGGACCGGCTGGATGCGCTGGTCTGGGCACTGACGGCACTGATGCTGGACGGCGGCGGCGAGCCACGGGTCAGGGGGATTTGAGGGGGGATGGCGGTGGCCAATGGATCGAGGCCACGAGCGTTTGGTGATCACCCCACCCCGGAGCTTTGCTCCGACCCTCCCCCTCAAGGGGAGGGTGAGTTGCGGCAGACCTGCCGAATTATTTAGCCGCTGTGGTGGTCGCGGGCTTCGGTGCCGTCGATGTGGTTTCGCGGATCTGGCGCCACTCGTTTTCGAGACGGTCGAATTGGGCCTGGGAAATTTGCTGGGCTGGCATGGGCAGTCCTTTCATCGATATCTGCAACGGCTGGTAACGCGAACAGGCCTGGAAGGTTCCGGACCGGTTGCGGGCTGGCGGTTGAAAAAATCAGGAAAAGCGATCAGCGCTTGCTGTCTTCGGCAGTGGTGACCTTTGGTTCGGCAGAGGCGTTGGCACGCATCTGCTGCCAGGCGTTTTCGAACCGGTCGAGGATGTGCTGCGGGACAGTCGAGCGGGTGGTGTCGGCCTGTATCTTGCTCTGGGCGTTCATTCGATCCTCCGCGATCAAGGCAATATCATATTGCTCAAATCCAGATTTCACATCTCAAAGCCAAAGTAAATCAGGGCATTAAACAGTTTAAACGATTTAAATTGGTTAAATCGATTTAGAGTCACGACATTTTTTCAAGCGTCGTGGCCGAAGACGGAGGATGAGCGGTGTTTGTGCGGAAAACCTTCTTCGATGCGGTGCGGGTGTCCCTGTTCGACGGGATCCTGAAAAAGCGCCAGGTGGCGGGATTGAGGGCGATTCTTGATCGTGGCGAGAGCTGCGGCGGACTGGATGACCGTTGGCTCGCCTATATGCTGGCGACCGCGCATCATGAAACTGGCCGGACGATGCAGCCGGTGCGCGAGACGTTTGCCACAAGCGATGCAAGGGCAATTGCCCTTCTCGACAGCGCGTTTGACAATGGCCGTCTGCCGTCTGTCTCGACGCCCTACTGGCGGCGGGACGCGGACGGGAAGAGCTGGCTCGGGCGCGGGCTGGTGCAACTGACGCACCGGGCCAATTACGAAAAGATGGCACGGGCGACCGGGATCGACCTCATCGCCCAGCCGGAACGGGCGATGGAGATGAGCGTGGCCATCGACATCCTGTTCATCGGCATGCAGGCCGGCGCGTTTACCGGCAAGAGGCTCGGGCAGTATTTTTCGGAAGGCATGGAGGACTGGACCGGCGCCCGGCGGATCATCAACGGCCGCGACAGGGCGGAGCGGGTGGCAGGCCATGGCCGGCGGTATCTGGCGGCGATCCGCCAGGTTCGGGCGGCTTAGGTGCGCCCGGTTTCCATCTCCATTTCGAACCGTGCTCAAGCGGCAATCAAGGATCGTGACTGATGAAGAATCCATTCCGTCTGCCGTGGCGCCGCCCGGTGGAGAGCGCGCGCGAAACCAAGGCGGCATCGGGCTTCGTTGCCCTTGCGCAGGAGGGGCGGGCGCACTGGACCGGGCGGTCCTATGCGGCGCTGGCTCGCGAAGGGTTCATGCGCAATCCGCTGGCGCACCGGGCCGTGCGGCTGATTTCGGAAGCGGCGGCCAATGTGCCGCTGCTGGCTTACGAGGGAACGCAAGAACGGAGCGAGCATCCGGTGCTGGCACTGCTGGCGCGGCCGAACGGCCGGATGGGGGGACATGATTTCCTCGAAACGCTCTATGGCCACCTGCTGTTGTCCGGCAATGCCTATGTCGATGCGGCCGAGATCGGCGGCACGGTGCGCGAACTGCATCTGCTGAGGCCCGACCGGGTACGCATCCTTGAAGGGCGCGACGGCTGGCCGGAGGCATACGAATACCGGGTGGGCAATCTGGTACGGCGGATTTCGGCCGGTGACGACGGATTACTGCATCTGAAGCTGTTTCATCCGCTCGACGATCATCTGGGCTTTCCGCCGCTGGCGGCGGCGCAGATGGCGCTCGATCTTTCCAATGCGGCGGCGACCTGGAACAAGGCGCTGCTCGACAATTCCGCCCGGCCTTCCGGCGCGCTGGTCTACCAGCCGAAGGAGGGTGGCAATCTCTCGGCCGACCAGTACGACCGGCTGAAGAGCGAGCTGGAGGAAGGCTATTCCGGCCCGATCCGCGCCGGGCGGCCGCTGCTGCTGGAAGGCGGGCTGGACTGGAAGGCGATGGGGCTTTCGCCAAAGGACATGGATTTCGTCGAGGCGAAGAATGGGGCTGCGCGTGACATCGCCCTTGCCTTCGGCGTACCGCCGATGTTGCTCGGCATTCCCGGCGACAATACCTATGCCAATTACCAGGAGGCTAACCGCGCACTCTACCGGCTGACCGTCCTGCCGATGGTTTTTCGCACGGCAGCAGCACTGTCGGGCTGGTTTTCCGGGCGCGTGGGCGAGGGGCTGAAACTGGTGCCGGATCTTGATCAGGTGACCGGATTGACCGGCGAACGCAGCGAGGTCTGGGCGCGGATGAAGGATGCGAATTTTCTCACTGACGAGGAGAAGCGGCAGGCGGTGGGCTATTGAGATGCGGCTAAGGCGGGGGATTGAGACATAGGCGTGTTGCTGGTATTTTGTTATACGCCGTATAACAAATGGAGGCGATGATGGCCAAACCCGTTCTCTCCGACCCGATCGCGCTGCGCCTGCCTGTCGATGTGCTGAAAGATATCGAGACGATCGCCGCAACGACCGAGCGCTCCCGAAGCTGGGTGATGGTGCGAGCGATGCGGTATTATCTCCTCAACGAGGGGGCCGACGTTCTTGAGGTTGCGCAAGGTCTGCAGGATGTTAGGGACGGCAAGGTTCACGATCTGGACGCAGTCCTGAAGGAACTCGACCGGCTGGCTGAAGACGACGCTGCCTGATGAAGGTCCGCTTCTCTGACAGGGCTTTGGCCTATTTGAAAGCAGAGCAAACCTATCTTGGCCGTTTCGACAAGCGCGCCGCCAAAGCCACAGCCATGCAGATCAGGAAAGCTGCGGAGTTGCTGGCCGAACATCCGCAGGCCGGGCAGGCCGTTGCGATAATCCCGGGGGTCAGACGATATGTGTCTGCGCCCTACGTCATCGACTACATCCAGACCGGGGGTGTCGTCGTCGTGCTGGCCATTCGGCACGGACGGCAGAATCCGCGTGTTCCCGATGCGAACGACGAGTTTCCCGACCAGTTCGAGACTTAAACAATACAGTGCGATCAACGGTTTGACGCCGGCGGCTGACGGCGAATGGACGTGCGGGTGAATCATCGCGTGAAGCCGCGGATTCAACGTCTCAACACTGCGCCGCAACCGATTCAAAAGATTCAGAGAATGCCGCAGCTGACGCGACGTCAAGCTGCGCATCACCCCGCGGCAGTTGGCTGCGGCCGGGTGAAGGCGATGCAATTCCAATAATAGCATCAAGGACTTAACAAATGGCTGATTTTGGCAATGACCCGGGCCTTTGGGCCGCCAAGGGGATCGGCGCTGCGGCCGGGGCTGCGGTGTCGCTGATCTACATGCTGCCGAAGGGCAGGCGCGAGGCTGCCTCGCGCTTTTTCACCGGCCTGTCCTGCGGGCTGATTTTTGGCGGGCCGGCGGGGCTGTGGATCGTTTCCAAGCTTGGCATTGCCGGTAGCCTTTCGGGTGCCGAGGTGATGCTGACGGGTTCGGCGGCGTCCAGCCTTATGGCCTGGTGGGTGATGGGGGCGGCCGTGCGCGTGGCGGAACGCTTTGGCACGCGGCCGGATTAGGCAGGCGTTGCCGCTGGTGGGTTTGCCGGTTGTCGCCCCGGGCGGAGCGAATGTCCCGCCCGGGTGTGTCTCTGCCCGCATCGCATCCTGCGTCAGTCCACGGCCGTCCCTCGAAGACGACCTGGGTCGAGATAGGCCGGGGCCGCCAGCGATCAACCCCGGGTTTTGAATAATTTTGGTGACAAGGCGCTGACGCCTTCGGCTGGCTTTGCCGTCCGCTGCATTTTCAATCATCGGAGAGAGACACATGACGACCGACAGGATGCCTGTCTGGCGAACGCAGAAGTTTGCCAATCTGACGCTGTCCGGGGTGACCGGGGAGGGGCGGTTTTCCGGCTATGCCAGCGTTTTTGGCGAGGTCGATCTCGGCAAGGACGCGATTGCACCTGGGGCCTTTCAACAGTCGCTGGCGCGCCGTGGTGCAGGTGGTGTTCGCATGCTGTTCCAGCATGATCCGGGCGAACCGCTCGGAATCTGGAAAACCATCCGCGAGGATGAGCGCGGGCTCTATGTCGAGGGACTTTTGTCGCCGGGCGTCGCCAGGGCGCAGGAGGTGCACATGCTGATGAAGGCGGGGGCGCTCGATGGGCTGTCGATCGGCTTTCAGACCGTCAAGGCCAGGACCGACGGCAAGACCGGCGTGCGCCGCATTCTCGAAGCCGATCTCTGGGAAATCTCGATCGTCACCTTTCCGATGCTGCCATCGGCACGGGTTTCGAACGTCAAGAATGCGCGGTTCTTCCGCGACACGGAAACGGAGCTCGTGCGCACGATGCGGCGGGCGGCCCGGATGATGAAGCTCTCCGACAGAAGGATACATCGATGAGCGAGACGAGCAACATGGCGCAGCAAGGCAAGGCCGCCCCTGAAATCAAGACCGCGCCGGAAATGATGACGGCGGCATTCGAGGATTTCATGGGCGCCTTCGAGGCCTTCAAGGAAACCAACGACCGGCGGCTGGGCGAGCTGGAAAGCAAGCTGACCGCCGACGTCGTGACGCGCGACAAGATGGATCGCATCACGCGCACGATGGACGAGCAGAAGCGCGTCATCGACCAGCTGGCATTGAAGAAGGCGCGGCCGGCACTCGGCCGCAGCGGCGAGGCAAGCCTGGAGACGATGGAGCACAAGGCGGCATTCGAAAGCTATATCCGCCGCGGCGACGAACAGGCGCTGCGCGAGCTGGAAGCCAAGGCATTTTCGATCGGCTCGGCGAGCGACGGCGGTTACCTGGTGCCGAACGAGACGGATACGGACATCGGCCGCCGGCTTTCGGTGGTCTCGGCGATCCGGGCGATGGCGACGGTGCGGCAGGTCTCGGGCGCGGTGTTGAAAAAGCCGTTTGCACTTTCCGGCATGGCGACCGGCTGGGTGGCAGAGACGGCCGCGCGGCCGCAGACCACGACGCCGCAGCTGGCCGAGCTCTCCTTCCCGACCGTGGAACTCTACGCGATGCCTGCGGCGACCGCAGCGCTGCTTGACGACGCGGCGGTCGATATCGAGAACTGGATCGCTTCGGAAATCGATATCGCCTTTGGCGAACAGGAAGGCACAGCCTTCGTTTCCGGCGATGGCATCAACAAGCCGAAGGGTTTCTTGAGCTATACCAATGTCGCGGAGGCGAGCTGGAGCTGGGGCAATATCGGCTATATCGCCACCGGGGTTGCAGGCGCCTTCAAGGCAAGCGGACCGTCCGACACGCTGATCGATGCGATCTATGCGCTGAAGGCCGGGCACCGGCAGAATGCCGCCTTCGTGATGAACCGCAAGACCCAGGCCGAAATCCGCAAGTTCAAGGATGCCGACGGCAACTATCTCTGGCGTCCGCCGGCAGTGGCCGGACAGCAGGCCTCGCTGATGGGATTTCCGATCGCCGAGGCCGAGGACATGCCGGATATCGGGGCTGGTAGCACCTCGATCGCCTTCGGCAATTTTGCCGCCGGCTATCTGGTCGTCGACCGCACCGGGGTCAGGGTGCTGCGCGATCCCTATTCGGCCAAACCTTATGTGCTGTTTTACACCACCAAGCGCGTCGGCGGGGGAGTGCAAAATTTCGAGGCTATCAAGCTGATCAAATTCGCGGCATCTTGAATAAGCGTAAGGCCGCCCTTTCTCAAAGGTGGCAACCATTCGCGCCGCGGTCTTCCCTGCCGCAGTGCGCGAGGGTGGACGCAGCTCCCCTCCCGCTGCGTCCACCCATTTTCCTGCCCCATAGCCTCATCGCGACGGAGATATCCATGACCATCACCGAACTGGCGCCGCCGCTCGGCGAGCCGCTGACGCTTGCCGAGACCAAGGCACATCTGCGCGTCGAAACCAGCACCGACGATACGCTGATCGCCGGGCTGATCCGCACTGTGCGCGACCATCTGGAGCGGCAGACGGGACTTTCGCTTTTGACGCGGGCCTTCCGGCTCTATCTCGACGACTGGCCCCCGGCGCGGGTGATTCAGATTGGCAGGGGGGCGGTGCAAACGATTGAAGCGGTTACGGTTTATGATGCGGCTGGCATGCCAGTTATCATCGATGCCACCGGCTTCGTGCTGGATGGACAGGCGCGTCCGGCAAGGCTGATCCTGCCGCGGCAGCCGGAGCCGGGACGGGCGATCAACGGCATCGAGATCGATTTTTCGGCGGGTTTTGGGGCGACCGGTGCGGATGTGCCGGACACCCTGAAACGGGCGATGCTGTTGCACGCGGCACTGCTCTACGAGTTTCGCGGTGCGGTCTCCATCGACAGCCAACCGGCGGCGGTGCCTGCCGGTTATGATCGGCTGATCGCGCCCTTTTGCCGGCGGGGGCTTTGACGATGGATACCGTCACTCTCGATCCCGGGCAGCTGTCGGCACGGCTGGACCTGGAGATGCACGCCGATACCGGTGATGGCCAGGGTGGTATCGTGCCGGGTTTTGCGCCGCTGACATCGCTCTGGGCGCGGATCGAACACGTTTCCGTCAGCGAGGAGGAGCGGGCGGATGCGGAAGTGTTCACCGTGACGCACCGTATCTGGATCCGGTATCGCCAGGATATTGCGGCCGGGATGCGATTTCGCAAGGGGACGCGGGTTTTTATGGTCCGGGCCTTCCATGATCCGGACGAAACGCGGCGCTATCTGGTCTGCCGTTGTGCGGAGGAGGGGCGATGAGTGCGGCCGGGGCTTTGCAGAAGGCGATTTTCGGAGCACTTGCGGGTGACGCGGCGCTGACGGGGGTGATCGGGCCGGACGGGGTTCACGATCACCTGCAGGCGCGCTCGCACCGGCCCTGCGTCGTCATCGCCGCAATCGAGAGCCGGGATGCTTCGACGGCGAGTGAGGCGGGCGAAGAGCATCTGGTCACGCTGGAGGCGCGCACGGGCGAAGGCGGAAACCGGGTGGTGCAGAAGATTGCAGTCCGGGTGCGGACGCTGCTGGACGATGTGCCTCTCGTTCTTACCGGATTTGCGTTGGTCAGCCTTTTGCATCAGCGCACGAAGACAGGGCGCGATGCCAAGGCCAAGGGGCATGTGGCGGAGATGCTGTTCCGGGCGGTAACGGAATGACGTTTCGCTTGGCAAAATAGGACTTCATCGGCGTCCCCTGCGGGCGCCTTTTTTGTTTCTGGAAGGATGAAACATGGTGGCGCAGAAGGGGAAGGATCTTCTTTTGAAGATCGATAATGGCGGCTCTTACCTGACGGTGGCGGGGCTGCGGTCGAAACGGCTGGCGTTCAATGCCGAGACGGTGGATGTCACGGATGCGGAATCTGCGGGCCGGTGGCGGGAGCTGCTGGGCGGGGCGGGCGTGCAACGCGCGTCGATATCCGGCGCCGGTATTTTCAAGGACCAAAACTCGGATGCCTTGGTGCGCGCGGCGTTTTTCAATGGCGCTATCCTCAGCTGGCAGATCGTCATTCCGGATTTCGGCACGCTGACGGGGCCGTTCCAGGTGACGGCGTTGGAATATTCGGGCCAGTACAATGGCGAGATCCTGTTTGAAACGGCGCTGGAATCGGCCGGTGCCCTGACGTTCGCGGCGCTGTGATGAGCGGGCGGAACACGGGAACGGCAGGCCGGGCCAACCGGCATCGCGGCGAGGTGGAGGCCGTCATCGGCGGAGAGCGGCGCATCCTCTGCCTGACGCTTGGCAGTCTGGCCGAGCTGGAGACGGCCTTTGCGGCTGACAATCTGATGGACCTGGCGGCACGGTTTTCCGCCGGGCGGCTGAAGGCCGACGACATGATCCGCATCCTCAGCGCTGGCCTGCGCGGCGGCGGCAACCTGGTGTCGGACGAGGATGTCGCCACAATGAGCCTCGACGGCGGCATTGCCGGGCTGGCGCGGCTGACCAGTGAACTGCTGGCGGCGACGTTTGGTGGCGCGGAGGACGGCGCAAACCCTTGAGTGCCGCAGCGGGCAATGGCTTGCCGCCTCCGTTTCCGTGGGGGTCGGTGATCCATGCCGGGCTTTGCCTGCTGCGGCTTCCAGCACCCGTTTTCTGGTCGATGACGCCGCGCGAGATGCAGGCCGCATTCGGCGGATTGCAGCCTTCCGCTGCCGGTGCGGATCGCTCTGGCATGGAGGCGCTGATGGCGGCGTTTCCGGACTGAGATGGTGAGCGTTTTTCGAGGAGATCGTGATGGAACAGGACGAGATCGGGTTTTCGGCGGCCGCCGATGATGCGGATGCCTTGAAGGATGTGCTCGACGATCTGGAGCGGCGTTCACGCTCGTTCGGCTCGGCGCTGACCGGGGCCCTGGCCTCGGCGACGCGGGGCGGCAAGGGGCTGGAGGATGTGCTGCGCGGTGCCGGATTGCGGCTGACGGAAATTGCGCTTTCAGCAGGGCTGAGGCCGCTCGAGGGACTGCTCGGATCGGCGATCTCGGGGCTTGCCGGGAGTTTTGGCGGCGCGACGGCTTTTGCCAATGGTGGCGTGCCGGGCAGGGTGACACCTTTTGCTGCCGGTGGTGTCGTCTCAACGCCGACCTATTTTCCGATGGATGGACAGATGGGGCTGATGGGCGAGGCCGGATCGGAGGCGATCCTGCCGCTGAAGCGCGGTTCGGATGGATCGCTGGGTGTGGCGTCTTCCGGTGGTGGTGGGGCGATGAATGTCGTCTTCAATGTGACGGCGTCTGATGTGCAGAGTTTTCGAAAGTCGGAGGGGCAGATTGCGGCCATGCTGACACGCACGGTGGGGCGGGGACGGCGGGGGATTTGAGAGCGGAGAGCTTTTCCGTCGCGATGCCCATCACCCTAAGATCAAATGGCACGTCGCGATGGGCTCCGGGCCATGAGCACTCCCCATCATGCCCATCAATCAATTCGAAAGCTCGGTGTCAGGAAATTTCCATTTTCCTTCGCTCAATTCCGGTCGTGGGCGGTAGAGTCGAACTGTATAATTCCAGTCCTTCATGATCGGTATGCAATTCTCCGTGGAGGCACTGCATCCCCCGAACTGCACAACAATGGTTCCGTCGCCTTCCGGCTTCGCAGTAAGGTTATTTATCGAATACGAATTCAGATCATTTTTCTCGAAATAGCCTTTTCCGTTGTAGACGCTAATCGACCAAAACCCGTCTACCGGAACATCCTTGACCCTGATCTTCTCGATTTTCGTGCCACTTTCATCTTTGGGCTTCGACGTAAGATATATGGCAGCGGACTTCGGGTTGCCGCCCCAACCGATAGCCGCTCCAATCAAATGTCGGACAGGGTCGGTCTCCTCTTTCCTACCAAACATATTATCAGAGTCCTGCAAGGTAGAGCCAAGGACCTTCAACGCATCGCGCACTGTGGCCTGAGATACCGGGTCCCAGCTCGGGACCTCGAATTTACCCTGAGATTCCTGCTGGACCTGAATATTGTCTTGCAGGGAATGGACTTCCTTGATGTCTGTTTCGCTCTGAGGATCGACCAGCGTGCGAATGATGACGACAAGATAGCGGGTGCCGATCGCCTCTTTGGAATAAGTCTTCGTGCTCGGCGCATAGGCTATGTCATGCGTGTAGTGATCTTCGTCGATAACCTGCGCCATCATGTAGCGCTTGCCTGCGTCAGGGAGCGTTATCGCAACTGGGCCGGCATCGAGATCGAAAACGCCAATCGAGTAAAGCGTATCGCGATTCATGCGGACGATCTTCTGGTCGTCTATGGATGGCGGTGTCCGCGCATGCATGAACTTCCCAAATGCGTCTTCCTTTACATAAGCCGCCATCGTCACGTCGGTTTCTGCTCTGGAAAAGTTATCAGCCGAAACAGGAAGCTTGTCTTGAGCGGAGACAGCACCGGCATCCAGCGCTACCGTCATGAAAAGTGCAAACGAAGCAATCTTTGCGAAATTCATCCACCTGCTCTCCACATTGTTTCGGGCAGGGTAAGGCGAGAATTCAATAACGCAAGTGGGTTCGGTTGGCCGCGGCTACAAACTAACATTAGGGGTGCGCCCTCACAGAATGCGATGGGCTATCGCGGGTTGGGCTCAGTCGCAAGCTCCTCAGCGCACTTTTCGCCAGCTGCAATCGCTTGTTCTTCATTATCAAACGGCCCGATAACTCTAATCCGGCCGTTGACGGTGACAACCATGGCTCGCGTCATTTCCATGTAGAGCAACTCAGTGCCCAGCGGGATCGCTCGTTTCTTCATTGGTCTTTTCCATCGCTGTTTCCTCCAAAGGCAACTTGCCAGGGAAAATCGAGCACACGCGCGAATTTTCAACCCCATCCCCCGCCACCGAATGTGCGGGATGAACGCCGTTGACGGGCGAGCCGAAGGCAAACGCCACGGCCAATCCAGCAATCCCTGAAGACTTCCTGCCAACCGATTCAACACACAGCGGAAAAACACCATGCCGACAGGATTTCATGAGGTCCGGTTTCCCTTGCGCCTGGCTTTGGGAACGAGTGGGGGGCCGGTCAGGCGGACGGATATTGTCAGTCTTTCGAACGGGCGGGAAAACCGCAACCGGCGCTGGCGCGATGCGCGCAGGCACTATGATGCCGGATCGGGGATCCGGTCGATCGGTGATCTCTATGCGGTGCTGGAATTCTTCGAGGCGCGGGCGGGGCAGCTTTATGGGTTCCGCTTTCGCGATCCGCTGGATTTCAAGTCCTGTGGGCCGGGTGAGGCGGTCACCGCTTACGATCAGGTGATCGGTACCGGCGATGGTGCGGCGGCGGTGTTCCAGTTGACGAAGACCTATGGTGATGCGGGTGGTGTGACTGCGCGCGAGATTACCAAGCCGGTTGCGGGCACAGTGGTGATTTCGGTTGGCGGGGTTTTGGCGGCGCCCGCCGATTTTACTCTCGATGTGGCAAGCGGGCGGGTGACGTTTCTATCCTCGAAAATTCCGGCAAACGGCGTTGCCATCAAGGCAGGCTTCGAATTCGATGTGCCGGTGCGCTTCGACACCGACCGGATCGATGTTGATCTCGGACAGTTTCAGGCCGGGCGCATTCCAACCATTCCGCTGGTGGAGATCAAGCCATGAGAACGCTCAGCGCAGCGCTTGCAGAGCATCTTGAGGGCGATGCGACGACGATGTGCCATTGCTGGCGGGTAACCCGGCGCGATGGGGCGGTGTTGGGCTTTACCGAGCATGATCATGACCTGAGCTTTGGCGGCACGGATTTCTGGGCGGCCAGCGGCTTTCAGCCGGCCGACGGTGAGGTGGCCAGCGGGCTTTCGGTCGAGGCAGGCGAGGTAACGGGCGGGTTTTCCAACGCTGCGATCAGCGAGTTGGATGTGGTTGCCGGACGGTATGACGGCGCCAGGGTCGAAGTCTTTCAGGTCAACTGGCAGGCGCCTGACCAACGCATTCTGCTGCGCGTGCAGGAGATCGGCGATGTCGTGCGTGCCGGTGGCGCCTTTCGTGCCGAGTTGCGGCGGCTGACGCATCGGCTGGATCAGGTGCAGGGGCGGATTTACGGGCGGCGTTGTGATGCCGTGCTGGGCGATCGACGCTGCACGGTGGATTTGAACAATCCGGCCTACCGGGGTAGCGGCGCGGTGGTGGTGCTGAACGCAGCCGTCAGGCCGCTGGGATTAACCGCGGATGAGGCGGGGCGTGTGATCCGCTGGATCGCCGAGCCGGGCGGGCAGGTTGTAACGCCCGCCGGTCCCTATGCCTTTGCCGGGGGCTTGCGGGCGGAAACACCGGTTGCGCCGGTGCATCTGCGCGCCCGGCGCATCGAGAGCGGCGGTATCCGCATCACCTGGGTCCGCTGCGCCCGCCGCGATGCCGACCACTGGCTCGACGGTGATATCGCGCTGGATGAACCCCAGGAACGCTATCGCATCGACATTCTCGATGGTGCGATCGTCAAGCGGTCTCTCGATGTCACAGAACCGGCGCTGCACTATGCGGCCGGTCTTGAGATCGAGGATTTCAGTGTGCCACAGGCGGCCCTGTCGGTTCGCGTCCGCCAGCGTGGCCAGAAGGCTGCCTTCGGCGTGGCGGCGCAAGCCACGCTGACGCTGTAACACGCCCGCTTTCCATTCAAGCCGAACGCAAATCATGCAAACCGACGAGGAGCGTCAAATGAACGATTTGAAGACCTGGTACATGTCGAAGACCGTCTGGGGCGGTGTGGTCGCAATCCTGGCCTCGTGCGCCAATCTGCTGGGACTGGAGATCACAGCCGAGGACGAAAGGGGAATCATGGATGGACTGACGGCACTGGCGGCCGCCGCCGGCGGGTTGATGGCGATCTGGGGACGGATTTCGGCCCGCGCACGATTGCGTTAG